GGTAATGGCCGCATTGCCTACCCAGTTAACGAAAAGTTGCTGGAATACCTGAATACGAGTCGTGTTTCAGTTTATATGGGCGTTCCCGTCATTGAACTTCCGCAAGTATTCCGTAATCAATTGCCGAACTTGCGCGAGGCATTGATCCCTGAAGACAAGATTATTGTCGTAGGTGATAACGCTGGTGAGATTCTTCTCTACGGTGGAACTGAGTACTACGAATCAACCGACGCCACAATTCAACCACCTGATTACGTGCTCCACGCATGGATGCAATACGGTATGGTTGTTGATATGCCTGAGAATATCGGCGTTATCAAAATCGTTTAAGGAGTATACTAATGGCACTTAACAACATTTATTTCAATCTGCAAGATAAAATTTACAAGCGATACACAAAAGTCCCGATCAACGTTGTTGGCGGATTACGTGTGGACCCGACGGATACACGTTTGCAGATTGGATGGGTACTGACAACGGGGGAAGATAGTTACGATTATTCTAGTAAAAAGCGTACTAAATTTGTGTACGATGATGAAGTAATTGAGATTTATTCAGAGCCTGAGGATAAGTTATTTCGAAAATTAAATTCGGGGTTGTTTCGGTCTGGCTTACTTAAAGAGTACAACGAGGAATTTGAGCTAGTTGACTCACCAAACTTTGTAAATGATGGTGAAATTTTGCGCGTCATTGAGATTCGGTCGGTAGCTGAGTTTGAAGCGGCTCTAAAGAAATTTGATGCCGTCGCAACCCTTGAGCGGATTCATCAACAATTGATCGATCAAGGAAAGTCAGTGAAGAAAGTACAACTCGTAGAGGCGCGCCTAAAAGAGGTTCGCGATGTCGTGGACTGACCAAGCACTAAGTATTCGAAATGCCGCTGAATCATTTCTTGTTGATACGTGTACTATTAAAAAATTTAACGGTTATGGCTCAGTAGACGGAGAGTACACTGAGTCATTTTCTGAAATAAGCAATGTTCCCTGCCGGTTGATCAATCGGCAGGGGTCAGTGCAACAACAACCTGATTCGCAAGAAAGAGCACTTCAGTTACTTATCTCCACAAATACGATAAAAATTCAACTACCTTACGCGACAGAAATAACTGAAAGAGACAAAATTGTTTTTAACAGTGTAACTTATGACGTTACTTACGTCCCTGCAAAGCACAGTCTTATGGGCGCTTTTATCGTGCAAGTAGAGAAAAGAAAATGAACGCTGTTAGTCGATTAAATAGTTTTATTATTTATTTTACAAACTTACCAAAAAACATAGAGATAGTTGTAAAAAATCAATTAGAGTTAAGTATAAGATACTATTTAAATTCCTTAAGTTCGGAAGAAAAGTACAGAAAATTTAATCAAGTAACGAGTCAGATAACTAAACATTCTTCGTCAGCACAATCGAGTTTTCAATTTTACAACTCAAAAGAGATTTTGAACGGAGTTGTTAAACATCAAGTTGATGCCGACACTTTCGATGTACAATTAAAAAACGGTAAAGTAGAGCGAGTACGCATTGCCGGCATTGACGCACCTGAAAAAAATACAGCCGCCGGACAACGAGCGGTTTACTCAAATCAAAAGTTCTTTTCCGGTTCTGCGGTTAATTCTAATGTCACGCTTTACTCAGAAGATAAATACGACAGATACAATCGAAAAATTGCTAGACTAGCGTTTAAAAATAATGACATCGCGGCCAGCATGGTCGAACGCGGTGATGCATTTAATAGCATTGCTACGGAAAATACTACACACGCAGAGAAAAATCTTTCTAGACAGGAAATTGAACTGCTGGAGATGTACATTCGTGATACTGCTGTAATGGAACTATTTAAATTATCGTACGACTTTACTGCTCAGATTACTAGTGAGCGTATAAAAGTTAACTCTGTACAGCAGATAGTAGATCAAGCAATTGATCTTGCGATTGAAAATACCGACTCAGCATTAGGTAAAAGTTTAACTAACTTCACTAAACTAATTTCAATGTCTATTTATAAAAAATTTACAACTCAAATTGTAAAGCAGGTTAATACTGAAGTATCTGCGCTTGTTAATTCAATGTTTAAGTAGGAACTACATGATCGTAAATGCTCTTTTCCCTAACATCTGGCGCATTGTAGCTCGCGCTCTCACACAAGTCTCTGGTCAGTATGGAGGGAGGATCTACTACGAAGTTGCGCCTGCTCAAATATCTGCTCCATATTTAGTCTACCAGATGGACCCAAGTCTAGGAAGTATTTATGGGATGTTGAATACGACTGCATGGAAAGGTATTATTACATTCCGCTCGCTATCGACTAGCCTTGCAGAAGCATCAGATAGCTTAGGTGATTTACTTAATAAGCTAAACTATCCAATCGTTGTAAGCGGTATACCTAATATTACGATTCCCTACGATGTTCAATTTTACCCTTACAAAAGTTATTCGTTCCCCGTGGAGCGTATAAATAACTCGGCAGTGTACACGTCTGCCGTTGGAGTTGAAACATACATCACTCCAAAATTAACGTGAAATTTTTTTAGGAGATTAACACATGTCTTTAGTAAAAGGTATTGAGGGTTACCTCAAGATTTACAACCCAACCACGTCTGGGTATGATAACGTCGATTTTGTGTCGCAGTGGCAGGCCTCACTTCGTACCAACCAAGTCGACGCCGGTCCTTTTTTGAATGATAACGGTAAGATGTATACGTTTACGACTACTAAGCGAATCAACGGGTCATTCCAGATTACGCTCCCGCTAGATAATCGTACTACGCACACACGCTTGATTAATGTTTCAAATTCAGGTGAGTACATCGCAATTAAGTTGGTTGCTAAGAGTGGTTACACTATGACTGTTCCCTCAGCAATTCTTACTGGTTATCAGATCACCAATGCCGCAAATAACGAAGTTACCATGAGCTTTGACTTTATGGATAACGGTGGGTTCACAGTGGCTCCAGCAGTTAACGGAGACTACTAAGCAATGAATAAACCCCCTCCACTTTAAAAATGGAGGGGGTTTATTTTTTTTAAATATGAAAGGAGTTCTACATGATTGATTACGCATTTGGTTCGGGAGAGTACTACGATAACGTAGATGATTTATTAAAGGATGATTCAATTCTAGAAGTAGACATCACCATCAAGGGTTTGAAAAAGCGGGTACGTATTCGTGCCTTATCTTTTTTGCAAATGGAGAAAATCAACCAACAGTCGTCTAAAAACGGGGAGGTAGACAATATTGAGTTTACTGTAAATACCTTGGCAGAGGGCCTTGTTCGTCCTAAAATGAATACAGCGCAGGCGCGTAAGCTTTTGGAAGCCAATGGGGAGGTTGTACGTGAAATCGCAGAAAACATTTGGACACTTGGAAAAATTAGCAAGGATATGTTCGATAAGTACATCGAGACATTACAAAAAGACGCCGACTTATCGGCCGACAAGTCGGAATAATGGTATTCATCTATTTTTACGCGTTGCTGAATCGACTAGGGAGGAATTAGGTATGTGGGTAGATCATTTTTTACTACCTACTCAATTCAGCGCGCTTCACGCGCAAAATTTAGCTATGTTAACGTACGCTCATTTAGCCATAATTATTGTGGCACGACTACGATCGTTAGAGGGAAGCGTGCGGCGTAAAGAAAAGTTACGTATTGAAAAAGAACGGCTGGAGCAACAAAAGGAGGCCGACTTACTAGAACAATTTTTATAGGAGGTAGTAAATGGCAGATGAAATACGCCAAGCGACAGAAGACTTAAAGTTAATGACGCAAGCAATTGAAGAATTATATGCAAAAGCGGAAAGTAAGCCGCAGATCACACCGGTATTTCAAGAATTAGGTGGTAGAGAGGGTATTGCCCAGTATGCTGCTGCAAGTTCTGAAAATGCGGCGGATTATTTAAGTAGCTTAGAAGAAGTCCTTCAGAGACACAAAGATATTTACGCAGTAGTACAAAACCAAATAAAAGTGTTAAGAGAGGCAACAGAGCAGGCCGCTGCGTTTTCCGCTGCGGTTACTCAGAGTACTGATAGTACATCGGCACCTTCTCAGAGACCTAGAAAAAAACAACGAGACAGTTCAGCAGGAGCTACTCGATCCGCCTCGTCTGCTTACACCACCTCTGATGCCGAAGCAATGCTACCAGTTGACCATAAAGATCCGCTTGGAGTAGCTTTTGTAGGAGGTGGGCGTCCACCGCTACGAAGTAGCGTAGGCAGTCGTCCTGCCCAAACAGAGACTGTTCAAAAAATTGTTGATTATGTTATTAAAAATCCGGATCTTTTTACTGCGACGGCTGACGTATACACTAAGGAAACTATCGAAATAATAAATCGTTTGATGTCGGGTGCGAGAGTTGCGTCACGAGGTGGCGCTGGTAGGCAGATTAACGCGCAGATAGTTTCAGATTTTGAAACACTTTTCCCGCAAGACACGGGCGCATCCTTTCCTGTATACAAGGCTACTGTAGGTGCGCGCCCGAAAGGCGTAAATTCAGCTCGACAGATTGTTGATTATGTTTTAAAACACCCAGAAATTTTTCGTGTTTCTACTGAGACGCATACTCAGGAAATTGTGGATGCTGCTGATGCTATGCTAGATGGTATGCAAAGGTATCACGCTGGCACTACTGATCGATCGACTAGTCGACAAATAGTTGCAAACTTTAATAAACTTTTTCCAAAAAATGCTTCTGCTACTTCAGAGCAAAGCTCAAGGAGCCAAATTGTAGTTGCAATTGAAACAGCACTAAAGCATTTAGGTATGGCTGAGGCACCTTCTGTGCAAAATTTAGGAGCAGCTAGTGATCAGTACATACTCGATCTTTTGGAAGATCTTGTGGATCGTTTAGGAACCGTTGATCCTGCGACTGGTAAAGTTCAAACTGCTTCTATAGGTCGCGGAACATTAGTAAAAAAATTGGGGGTGCTTATCCCACGTTTGGGTAACATTATCAATAGAGCAGTTCGCGCTCAAGTTGTGCGCCCTGAAGATGTTGATAATTCAGACATGTTAGGTACGTCTTTACCGGCTGACCTAGAGTTTAGAATATCTCCAAACGCTCGAGATGATGATACGGGTGAGTCGTTATTTGCATTATTAGGTGCAAATGTATTTAGACCTCCGGGTAATGTAGGTGGCGGCACTCCCACCGCGGGTAAAAAAAGACACGATAATTACTCAGCTCGTGAATCATTAAGAACTTCTATACGTGGTGGTGCGAGTACAACTGCAAGGGACGACGGATCTGTTTTAACAGACATTGACCTTGCTCAAGGTGCACAAGTAACTGGGTATGATGCAGGTTCAGTGTACACGACACCTGTTGCCGATTTAGTGCGTGAACGTATACGATCTCAACGGGAACAAGTTAATGAGGACATCGTTTCTGGAAGATTTAAAACTGTTACTATAAACGGTAGAGAGCAGAGAATTCCAGAAACATTGTACAATAGTTATCAAGACTCAATAAGAGCTGCGATAGCAATGAGCAAAGATACAACATTAGTTGGTCGTCGAGCTCAGACAGACAATTCGGGGTATGGTGGTATTTATGGAGCAGGCCCTAGTGTTTTAGAAAATGAAACTGTAAATTTACACGCTGCTGCTATGTTGAATCAGTATTTAAACAATCCCGATCAGCCTATAACTTCAGCTTTAGATTACTCTTTTATGCAGCAGGTAGTCAAGCAGGAAGTTGGAGGAGAAAATATAACCCCAACTCAAAATGCACTACGTTTATATGCTAATCGTATGCGAGAGGGATTTTACTTTCAGGCCGTTCAGAACATGCAACGTGCTGAAGATAGTCCCACTGAAGCAGCACGCGAAACGGCGAGAAAAAAAGCAGAGCAGTTACTACAACAAAGAAGATTAATAGATACTATTTTAAACGAGCAGACTACACCAGAACAAAGAGGCCAGATGCTCGGAGTTGCGGCCAGAACGCAGACCGGGAAAATTATTGAGGGTCAATACGCACCGCTAAGTGTAGATGCAGCGTTGACTTATATCTTTGGTACTGACATCGCTGGAGTACCTGATTTTGAAGATGCTGCCCTTGGTATTCAAAACTATGCACAACAAACAACTCGTGAGTTATACGCTAAAGGTGTGGAACTTCCTGATACTTTGCCTAGAGGTATGCCTCCTCTAGGTGTTGATACAAAACCTAAAGCCACTTTAAACGCTGTGTTAGCTGCTGGTCGCAAAATTGTTGACAAGGAAGCAGGTAGAACTACAGGAATCAGTGCAGCTCAGAGAAAAAATAAGTACAATGAGGAGTACGATAGTAATGCTAGATATGCAGAGTCTCTTCTGAAACAGGCGCAGAGTGACGATGAGCTGCAGAAAAAAACTGCATTAGAGACAATTGCAATATTTCGAGCAGTCGCCGCAATAAGAAGCTCAAATCCAGATAAATGGATACAAACTGGGATTGTTGGCTCAGAAGAAGGTTTCGAAGGTGACAATCGTGCAAGAGCAGTTCAATACTTAAATTATATTGCATTAAAACGTCAAGTACAGCAAAATGACGGTAATAACACAAGTAGAGAGGCTGTAGCGGCTGCACAGCAATTAGCAGCCATTGAATTACAGCGACGTAGTGTGCAACAGCGTGCTGCCGGTATGGACATAAGACCTAATTTTCAATTTAATCCAGTAATGATGGAGAACTCGTTTAACCCGGTAAGCACCGACGCTAAAAATTTATTTCAAGGCACAGTCTACAGTGGTCAAATAAAGATAGGTCGGCTTCAAAGTGATTTAGGAGAAGATCAATATGAATCTGCTGTAGAACTTAATTCATTAGCTGATGCAGTTAATGATTTTTCTACTGAAGACTCTTCTGAACTAATTAAACGAATTGCGGAAGTAAATCGTCAAATTAATCAGTTGAATATACACGAGAATCCCTATGCTGACGTATTACCTCAAAACATAAACAATCCAACAGAACTACGTCAGTTACAAACAATTGCACAGAGTTTAATAGAACGAAGAAGTCTAATCGCACTTAATGAAGAGCGCGATTTAGCAGGCTCGAAAATTTCATCTTTAAGTGAAGGCGCACAAACATTAGTTAGAGCTCAACAAGACGCGATGACCAGCGGTGCTGCTGACAGGCAGAGAGCTAGTAGAGCACTTGCAGGTGCGCTTCCCGCTACTGAAGTTGAAACTCTAACAAGCAGATTAAAAGAACTAAGAGCAAAGAAAACAAGAACGTCAGAAGAGCAGCGCGAACTTAATAATGTACGGCGTAGATTAGGTAAGAACACTATCGTAAATATGGCCGCTGACTCAAGATACGCTACTGCGACAGGTAAAGGAATACCGCAGTTGTTAGAGATTGCTTCTAAAATGCTAGATGATCCGGAAAAAATTGAAAGTGCCGCGACGCTTGTATCGCGGATTTCTAACTTATCCGATGATGAAGTAGCACTTTACAACAACGTAGATTTTAGTGACTATACTCAACGAAGTGGTGTTTTAGACACGCTGACAAATCGCACTACTAAAGGGCGAGAACGCTATAGAGATACATCGTCAATGGCTCAGACTGTTAGAAAACAACGAGTCGAACAGTACGCGTCAAGATTTCAAGACGCCGCCGCAAAAGTTAAAAAAGCCTCTCAAATCAAAAATACGCAAGAGCAATTAGATGCGTTGAGCGCTATCACACCAGATGAGTTTTCTCAAGCAGAAATATTTCAATACCTTAATTCTGACGTAAGTCTTTCTGAAAAAGAAAAATTAATTGCAGAAATGAGGCAAAGAGACCGAGAAAGGGAAAGGCAGTCTCGCGAACAAAGCCAACGAACTCAAGCAAGTCGAGTAAATTCAAGTAGACAGCCGGGTGCTAGACCACGACAACGACGGGGTGTCAGACCAAGCATTGACGTTAATCGGTCTAGACAACAATCACTAGAAATGCAGCTTCCCGAACAAAGTGCCGAAATTGCAGAAAATCAAAGTTTGTTAGATAATCTCAAAGCAGTGCTTCGTTTAATAGATTTTCGAGATAAAAACGTTCAAAACTTAATGGAATATGATCCAGTCGTAACTATTGCCGAGGAGTCTACTCAAAAAGGTGATAGCCAATCGGGTAGAAAACAAAGAAATATAGGTGCTAGTATAAGACAAATTGCGGCAGATGCTTTTGCATTGTTATCCTCTGGGGTTAGATCGACACCTAAAGCTATTGTTAAAAACTTAAAAGGCACCGCTGCGGTTGCCGAAGCAGAAAGTAGGGGAGAGGGTGTTAGTACCCTTCGTAAGAAGGATGTGGGTGATGCTCATTACGGTAATCCTTTTACTTTACATAGTCCAAAGACTGGTGAGGTACGAGTAAAAACAGTAAAAGAAGCAGTGGATCGATACAAAGCGTGGTTAGCTGGTACAGCTGATCAAGACGTCAAGCAAGAACAGCGTAATTGGATTCTTTCTCAAATTGATGCAGGTGTTCTTGATGATCAAACACTTTTATACTACACTCAGTTAAAAGAACCTTCTCACGCCGATGCATTAGCTGAGTTTGTAAATGAGCGTCGTAAATCACCGGCGGTAGCTACCTCTGAACCAACGGTCTCTTCGGAGACTTCAACTGCGTTATCAGTCCCGAAACGTGTCCCACCTAGAACACGTCAGCAAAAATCTAATCGGCCGACTTTTACGCTCAGCGAAAGTCAGAGAATGAAAGCAAAAGCGGCAAATGAATCTAGAAAGATGGAAGAAACGCAAAAAATTGAACAAGCTGAAAAAGTAGCAGAATCCGAGCAAGCTAAAAATGCAAAAGAATGGAGAAAATTTGTAGAAAATGAAAAAGCTAGAGAAGTCGAAAAAGCAAAAAAAGCCAAACTAGCGGATTCAACTAAGAAAGCAGTAATCGTTGAGCCAGCTACGCCAGTGGTAGCAATTGATGCTGAATTACGTAAAAAAATTGAATTAGCTGACCAAGCAGAACAGAAAAGAAAGGAAAAGGCCGCTTTACATAGAAGGCTCGCTGAAACCCCAGTAGCGGAATTATCCGAGGAAGATATTAGAACACAAAAAGCTATTGAAGCTGAAGCGATTCAAGAAACAGAAAAAGCAAAAATAGTAGAAGAAGCTACAAGAGCAAAAATTGCTGAAGAGGCAAGAGCAAGAAAAGCGCAAGAAGCTGAAAAAGAAGAGTATAGAAAAGCAGAAAAAGCAAGAAAAGCCGAAGAAGCTAAGATAGTCAAATCTACTCCAGTACCTACTCCAGTACCTACTCCAGTACC